GGTTGTGCTTTTGCTTCCTGTTCACCTTCTGATGTTGGTAATTCGTTCTCTGCGGTTATTAAGTTCTCGAATTGACCTATTAAACTTTCTTTAACCTCTGGCTCTGCCGTTGGTTGTTCTTGGACCGCAGTTTCCATTGCTGGATTGTCTGCCATTTATTTATTCCTTTTTTAGGATTGTACCCGTTTCCATTATGGATTGTATTCGGGTTTGCACGGAGTCAAGCATCTTTACCATCATGTAAATTTTTTCTCTTGCTTCCGTATCACGAAGTGGAGTAGCTAATAATTCATCAACTAATTCCTTTCGTAAATCTGTATATGCTTTTTGATAAAGCGGATTATCTATAATTGCTTTAGCATCATTAGATAATTTAATTTCTTTTTCTGTTGCCATTAAATACCTGACTCATCATCATCATAATCATCTACATTTCCATAACCTTTATTACCTTGGTAATAACTAACTCCTGTAGTGTTATAATTATTATTAGAACCAGTAACCTCATGTGGATTTATTGTACCACCAGATTTAATTGCATCCTCAATAATTTCCTCACTTGTCATAGTATTTGTATAAGCATTATCAATATTTTTTTCATTATTTGCTTTTTGTCTTTCTTGATAAGCAATTTGTTCTAATGTTTGCCCTAAAGCAAAATTGCCAGCATATTGATCTTCTAAATTAATTTGTGTTCCATTAGCTTTGCTGTCAGTAATATTTATGCCACGCTTTTTAAGTTCAGCTATCATTTTATCTCTTTTAGCTTTTTGTAATTTACCAAACATTAAAGCAAAATATGGACTAGCCAATGAACCTTTTCCTAATGTTAACAAACCACCTTTACTTGGTAAATAACCAAGAGCAGAATTTTTTAACCATCCTCTATCTATAAGATTATTAATGTATTCCATGTTAGTCATTCCAGCTATTTCTTCATCTGTTGGAATGTATAATTCATCTGCTCTTTCTTCTGCAAAAGTTTTTCCATTATTATTTTGAACACACATTGGATGACCAGCATTTGCTGGTAATGAACAAAAAACTCCCATATCAAAACCATCTTCGGGTGTATCTGGTTCAGGTGGTATTGGGTCTGTATTCCATTGATAAGGAGTTGCTGTTGCAAAATTCATAGGAACAGCACCTAATGGTGTTCCTCCTCCTGCTACAATATTATTAAATAAAGATGATTGGCCAAAAGGTGTAAATTGTACCATTATAAAGTTCCCATTTGTGCTTTTTTATTCATCTTTTCTCTTTCCATTCGTAACTCTGCTATCATTTCTTGTTTTTTTAATTCTAACTCAGCTACTTGTTCTTGTTTTTTTAATTCGAGTTCAGCTTCCATCTTTTCTTTTTTCAATTGCAATTCAGCAACATTCTTTTCTCTGTCAGCTTGTATTTGTTGTTGTGTAGCAATAAGCAACGGATTTTCCTGCATAGGGTCTTTAGGAGGTTCGGGAGGAAGTGTTTCAGGATTTGTAAAAAATTCCTGAGGTGATTTGAACCCAGCATTATGAACCATACGTTCTAACGTATTATAAATATTTTGTTCATTTGCTAATTTACTACCTGACATCAATATTTTTTCTTGGATGCCTAATATTTGCCCTAAGATTTGAAGCCGTTGCTCATGGCTTCCTGTTCCTAATCCCACATTTATTGATAAATTAAATTTATTTTTCCACTCTCTTGGGTCTATTGGAACGTATTCATTTCTAATTTTTATTACTCTTTTATGATCTTGATATTGTGTTGTTAATTTTAACAAACAATTCATTAAATCTTTCATGCCTGTTTCTGCAAACACTCTAGCAATCGTTTCAATTCTTTGGCCAGCCGATTGCATGGCTTCTCTAACACCAGTAGCCGTAGTATGTGACTTCTGAATTGTGTTAGGGTCCAAACCTTGTTGCATCCTGCTAATACCTGATCTTGACTCTTTTATTTGGTCAATTTTTTCCATCATGGCCAAACCTTCTTGCATGAAGTTTTGTGCTTGCATTGGTACTACGGCATTAGGTGTTTTTACTCGTACAATGTTTCCTGCTCTACTAGATAAAAGATCATCTAAGTTAACTTGATTTTCTACAGCTAAAACTCTGCTGTTATTCATTAAGAAAGCATTATCTAAACATTGACGAAGTAATACAGATTTTATTTGTTGAATATCCATTACTAAATCTGCAACACTCATTCCAAATAAACGATGCGGATTAATAATTGGTGTAATGGTAGAAAAAGGAATATAACTTATTTCTTCTACATCTAAAATTTCATTACTATCACCAACACAAATAACTTTAATTAATTCTGCAACACCATCATTATCAATATCAGATCGTATGTAACATTCTTGAACAAGAACCTCACGCATAGATGGGTCTGCATTTTCATCCATGTAAGTTTCTTCATCAAAAAGATTTCGACTTAAACTTTCTTCATTCCATCGTGAATTAGCATACGATGGTAAATCTTCTATTTTTTTTCTATCGTAACCTTCTGCAATTAAATCAGAAACCGTTTTTTTAATTCGGTGTGCTATAAAAGGTGCATCTTGCAAAGTTTTTGTTCTTTTGCTTAATAGCATTTCTTCAGGTGGAATATTTTCTATACAAATTTTTCCTGAAGATGATTTTCTTCTTATATCAACATCAAAAGTTGTTTGAACATCAGGCATTTCACCCTGTTCTGTTTGCACCATTGTTTCACTAGCTTTTTCTTCAACTTTTAATACCTCAACGGCATCATCAACTAATAAAGCCTGATATTCTATCTCTGTAAGGTCTTTATACGACTCTTTAAGGTATTCGTCCTCGTATTTATAATAATGCTTTATAAAGCCATTTTTTTGAATTAATGCATCTTTAAACCAAGTGTAAAATATTCTCCATCCGTCATTATCTTTAAATATTATGTGGTTAATATATTCTGTTGCTTGTTTAGATGCTTCTTCATCTTCCTGACCTACGGGTTCAAATTTAACTATATCGTCCCCTGCGGTAAATATTCTTAAAAGGCTAGGAAGGACTGACTCGACTGCTTCCAAGACATCACTAGAGATAACTTGGCTTCGTCCCTCGACTTCGTTGCCCATTTTTTCTGAATTATAATAATCTAAGGCTAGGCTTCGTTCTTGGACCAATTTACCGTTCTGATACCCTAAAGCATCAGTGGTTTCGCTAGTTATTGTTGCCTTTAGTTCTTGTTCTTTTTTTTTATTTAATTTCATTGATTATTATGTTGTTGTAGTGTAACACCGTTATATGTTTAAAAAAGGTGATAAAGTTTGGGTTTTACAAACCGACAAAGATGATGAATGTTGGGTTGCTGGTACTTTAATAAAAAGTACACCAAAAAGATATTTAGTTAAAAATCATGTAAGAGAAATAACTAGATATTATGCTAATTGTAAACCTAGAACAGAAACCTTAGATAGTGATAATGACTAAATTTCAATTACGAAGATTACTTAAATTATTAGGTTTATCCCAAGGGAAGCTGGCGAAGGAGTCAGGGGTTACTAGGACAGCCATTGGTAATTATTATAACGGCCGAAGGCCCGTCAATCCTCTATTGTCTTGGGGTCTTGGTCTTAAAGAAAATATTTTAGAAAAAGATAAACGTATTGCTTATTTAGAAAAAAAGGTTTCTAAACTATCCCAGAAGGCCCGTAATTAAGTTTACTAGACCAATCACTCGACTCGTTTAATCCTGTAGCCATATATCTCATAGCATCACATGAATTACTTTCAGGTCCGTGATGTGGGGTCGATGTTTGCTCTCCTAAAGCATTTTTTTTCCATCTATATTGTTTTAAACAATTAATTAGATAATCACATTTCTGTTTATCAAAATATGTTCTTTTCAAACTAAGGCGTAAAGCATTAATACCTTCTTCTATTTTTAATTTAGGGACTGGTTGTATATACCATCCTAAATTGGAAGCTATTTCTTGTCTGCTTTTTCCTGACCCTAATTCCGTAACCACTATGTCATGTCCTGCATAATGTGAGTCATAAGTATAAGGTAATTCTTTTAATTTATTAGCGTAATATTCTATACTTTCACCCGCATGTTCTAAATGATCAATAACATGAATTGCGGAACCTACCTTTTGAATAAAAACAATGCTAAAAGCATCACGAAATCCAATATCGGAAAATGTGGTAACGGGTAATTCAGGGATGTGAGGTACATTAGTAATTCTATTTTCATCTTCCACCACCTGCATTGATTTTGTGTAAATACCACCCACTACACCAGCATCAAAATCTACCATAAACTCGGTAGCGTATTCCTCTGGTGACATCATAGCACGCAAATTTTCTAATTCGTCTTTTGGAATTAACTTTGTATCTTCCACCGTGTAT